CCAGGAATTTCGACTGTATTCGTTCTCACCTCTGGCAAGCCAATCTCGCAAGAGGTGAGAAGTAATTTCCAATCCTCCCAGGTGTGGCAATCACCAAATTTGATTCCGGTCATACGCCCCTTAACCTCTTTCTGCTAATTTTTGCTAACTGCGTGTCCATATCGCTTGCAGTTGCTCCCACCAATGCGCCGGTATCCATCACAATCTGGGTACTAGCCATCTGGGGATAATACTGGCTTTCCATTGCAATCATGGCGTCAAGCCGACTCTCAATAGAGGACAAACGTTTTTCCAGCACGGATTCAACGCCCGCCAATGGGTCTGCGCCATAATTAGAGCCAGTGGAATAATCATCAAGTACACCGGAAACGGAACTTTGAATCATATCCATAAGGGTATTGGCACCAGCTACAACCTCACTGCCCACGCCATCACCGCCGCCCAGCAAAGTGCCATTAGCCGCTCCGAAGATTGTGGGGCTTGATAACAGCATAGCATTATCATAAGCCTTTTTATACCATTCGATGCTAAACTTCGGGACGCTGGGGGGGACAAGACTAAATGAGCCGCTAATAGATACATGGGGGAGTTTAAGCTTCGGCAAGCTCCATGAGAACTTGAAAAGCCCCTTAATCTTATCAATTACGTTAGAAACAACCGTTTTTGCGGCATTAAGTTTGTCCGCAAATGCGTTTTTAATGCCTGCGAGGATACCGGAAACAGTGCTTTTCACCGCCGCCATTGCGTTGGAAATAGTGTTTTTTATTCCACTAAAGATATTGGATACAACGTTTCCGATGCCGCCGCCGGAAAAGATTGACTTAACTTTTTCAACGGCTGACTTGATAATTTCTCCGGCTTTGGCAGGCAAATCCTTAATACCGTTTTTAATCGCTGTGACGATATTTTTACCCAAATTTATCCAGTTAAATGCAGTCCAAACGGAAACAATCGCCTGAATGATTTTGGGGATATTAGAAATCAAAGTGGGAATTGCCTGTATCAATCCTCTAGCAAGAGTCACGATAATGGTCAAACCTGTTGCAAGCACTTTCGGCGCATTTTCGTTAATGATATCTGCAATATTTGTAATGATTTGCGGCACATTTTCAATCAAAACAGGCAAACTATCCGCAATCCCCTGTGCGAGCTGGATAATCAGATTTAAGCCAGCGTCAATCAGCGTCCCCGCATTATTCTTAAGATTTTCTGTGAACTGCACCACCATGGGCAATGCTTGCTCTAAAAACGTGGGGATATTCTCAGCGATGCCATCAGCCAATCCGTTAATCATTTCAACTGCGCCATCAACACCGCCGCCGCTGAGAACGGTTCCAAGTTGGGTCATCGTCTCCGTGCCGGCTTGCACAATTGTTCTTAAGGCTGGTTGCATTTTCTCGTATACGGTGGTTTGTACCCCGCTTAGGGCTGACTCAAAAATAGTAACGTCACCTTGCAGGTTATCAATCTGCGTTGCCGCTTGTCCTGCCGCCGCTCCCAGTCCGTCGAATTCATCCGAAGCACCAGCAAGACCGTCCTTAAAAGATTGTACTTTGTCGGTGCTGGTTGATGCCATTTTGTTATAAGCGTCTAAGCCCTGGATACCAAAAATGGTATTTTTATAGGCGTTTGCTTCCTCGTCACTGTAGCCGGAAAGGGCTGTTGTGAGGTCATCTACAACATCGTTAAAATCTCTTGCGTTGCCGCTAGAGTCATAAGCCGACACACCAAGGTTGTCAAGTGCTGTTTTCGCCGCATCCGTGGGAGTGTACAGGTTCTTCATTGCCGCCGCCAGTGCGGTTGATGCCGCTGAGCCAGTAACATTTTGCTCAGCCAGCCGGAGAAGGGAAACTGTAACGCTATCAGCTTTCTGGCTGTATGCGGATGCAGTTGCCGCCGCTCCGCTCAGAGCTTCGCCCAATCCGGTAACATCTGTATTAGCCAGGGTTGCACCCTTTGCCATTAAATCGGCATAATACTGAGCGTTGCTTGCTTCGTCACCAAATCCCTTAACCGCGCCCGTAAGGTATGTGGCGGAGGATGCCATATCCATTGCGCCGGCTGAAGCGAGACTCAGCGTGGTAGCAAGGATAGTTGCACCGTTTGCATTTTCCTCCAAAATTTCGGACTCGCTCAGACCAGCCATAGCAAGGATATTGATGCCGTCTGCCGCTTCTGACGCTGTGAATTTGGTGGTTGCGCCCATCTCTTTCGCCGCATCTGATAAGCCAGTGATTTTATCAGTGGTAGTACCCATTGTAGCGGCGATTTGAGACACAGAGGTTTCAAACTCCATGCCAGTGTCGACAGAATCCTTAAGAAATTTTACAGTCGCCGCACCAGCCGCCGCAAGTGCCGCCACGGCGGTTTTAGTGGCGGTAGACCAGCCTGAAGTGGTAGTGCTGGAATCGTCCATGCTGGCGTTCAGCTCGTCAATTTCCTGCTGGAATCCGTTTGTTTCGCTTTCTGCATTTTTAAGCTGTTCAGCTAACTTTTTCGTTTCGTCAGAGTCCGCACCAGTTTGTTTGACTGATTTGTTAAACGCATCGGTTAATTTCTGCACATTTTTAGTCGCTGAATCATGCTGAGAAGTGAGAACTTTTAGCTCGTTTTTAAGCGTTTCGGTATCACTTCCAGCCTTTTGGGTGGATTTCCCAAAAGTATCATTGGCGGTTTGAGCCTTTGATAACCCTTGCTCGTACTCGCTAGTATCAAGCTTGATTGTCGCCATCAATTCGAAAACGTTCACTTTTCATCCTCCTTTCCGGCTAAATTTTGCTTTATTGCGCTGATAATATCATCTGCGCTCCGTGTTTCCTCTTTTGGGGGAAATACTTTATCTGCATATCTAGGGGGTTTTACCTCGCCACGAGAAAGCAACTGGATTATTGCCCCAACTTCGTCAGTAACAAAAACCCTATATTGTTCCGTTTTTAGCCAGGAAACATACCTAGATACGCAGTATTTTATAAAATATGTTGGATTTTTTAACCCTCTGTACTCTCCGAAACAGAGCCAGAAGAGGGCTGGTTCCCGCTCTGCAATCCAAAAAGGCTTAGCACGTCCTCGTCTGTGAGCATAGCCATAACATCAACCAGCACAGTAGCGGCAGTGCAGTGATAATCTTCCGGTTCAACGTCTGAGAGGATAGCCAGCATATTCTTGATTTCCGTGGGATTGTTTTTGAGGATAGCATGGGCAAAATCAATCTTGTTCTTGCTCTCAGGCAAATTCTGGATATTCTGTGCAATTTTGGAGATAGGCACAAACAGGTCAGCAGTTACCAAAATGCCCTTTTCGTCCTCAAATTCGGACAGTTTTTTGATTCTTTTGTTCATTTTTTACCTCATCAAGACGCTGTTCCGGCTTTGGTGTAAAACTCCATAGGCATGGTATCCTGAGAGCTAATGGACACGTGACCAGTCAGCTCAATCGAAAGCTGACCCTTGCCGTTTTTAGTAGTCTGCAAAGAAAATCCGCCCGTAGACAAGGCATTCTTGAGGCAAATTGCCGCCATTCCGCCGTCAGCACGGTCGCCGACCCACCAAATATCCGAAAAGTCAGACTGAGATAGATTGCGATTAGGGACAACCTTGTTCCCGGAAAGCGTTGCGGCACCCAGAGACAATTTGATAACATCGGCTGATACAGTAACGGAGGTAAATGCCATCTTGCATTCCCACCCATCCAAATGCTTAAGCTCGGCAGTGTTTGCGGACACGTTGTCCAGGTCATCGCCAAAATCGCTGAATGTGGGTACGCAAGTAGCGTTAATGCCACCTGTGGTGGCGCAAATGATGTTCGAATCTTCTGGGGCGGTTGCTTTGTCGGGGTCGAATGTTTTCAACACAATGCCAGCGTCAAGCTGGAGTTCGTTAAAAGCATCCTGAGAGATTCTTGTAAAGGTTCCCATTTTTTGGACACCTCTTTCTTTAGTATAAAGTTAAATATTCGGCTGATATATTGATATATCGCCGCTTAATATCGCTAGATTGTTCGTCAACCAGGCTTTGGCAAAACGGGTTCCCACGCTTGAGCCAAACATAGCCCAAGTCGCAAGATAACACTTTCCCGCCAATGCCAATGGTTTCGGAAATCTGCTCTGCCAGTGCATTCAGCGTGGATTCTTTTGTGGTTCTATCCCACAAATTTACTGTTATGGCAGTCTCCCCACCATCCCACGCATTGAGCACTAAGTTATAAGTTAAATAAGGGTATTCCGCATCATCCGGCACGGCTGTGTCAGCGTAAGCAGGAAGCCCAAAACTTGAGAAAAAATCGTATAAAGCCGCCGCTTTTGTCATATTGCACCAGCTTCTTTCCATGCTTTGTGGATTTTAAGTCCTTGTTTTGCAATCCAATCAACCATTTCTTCGTTTTGCGCCCAAAAGCTATCGCAAGCCAGTCCGCTTTCGCAAAGAAAGGCGTGTACAATTTCATGCCGGATTATTCTTTGGGTTTCAAGGTTGAGGTTTTCTTTTGTATCCGGCTTTCCTTTGTCGGCTTCAAAACTTTCTGCAAAAATTTTATGGGTTGTTTCGTCACAAAATCCGCTACAGCCTGCAAGCCGTGGCTCTTTTTCTTCACAGGTAATTGTGATTTCATAAGGC